AAAAATCCAAAGAAGTCACCAATAGGTCTTAATATCAACATAATTGAATAATTTAATAATTTTAACATACCTTTTAACATTGGAGATGAGTCTACCATCATTCCAGATATTTTTGAAACTAATCCTACAAGGCTTCCTACCCCGATAGCAATAACACCAAGTTTTGCTATATTTTGCATTAACTTACCTTTGTCAGTATTTCCTGTAGCTGCATCTTTAACTCCTGATAAACCAGCAGTTTTACCCCCCATAATTGCCATTAGGCGTTTTTCTAATTCTCTAATTTTACTGTCATCTATGTCTATTTTTAATGTATATGTATTGCTACTCATCTCATTCTGACACCACTCATAACATCTTTCATCATTTGCATACTTATAAATATTGTATCCATAACATATTTTGCAGGTAGTTTATCTACCTGAAACTTATCCCATCCAAATACCAATGCACAATAACCGTATATTTTACCACTTATGTTTTGGGCGTGAGTTCCTGACTCATGCCCAGATTGTTGAAATAACTCTCTAAAGGGATAATTCTCATAATCTCTCCTAAGATAACACTAACTTCACTCATTGGTAAATTTTTCATTTTCACCATGTTAGTTGGTGGAAATGGCAAACCGGATACTATGGTTTTTGTTAAGAGTATATCACAAAATATATTGAATTGAAAATCTTTTGCACCTGTTTCTGTCATTGTTACTGATCTTGATAAAAGGTCTTGAGTTTCTCCCCAAGTCAAATCTGTCTTAATTTTTAAAGTTGTATCTTTACCCATAATTTTACAATCAAAATCAACTGTGGATAAATCTTCTGACATAGTGTTATATATTTAACATATCTATATAAGCGTTTCTAGAATACTATTTAACTTGGTAATGTAGTTGCTTGGTTCTTTGCTACAACTGTAACGTGTTTACATTGGAAATCAACATCTTCCAAAAGCAATTCTCCGGGTTCCATTCCACTAACATTGTTTGCTGAAAAACTACATCCAGTAAAAGTCATAACAATATTTCTTAATGCAGTTCCGGTTAATCCATTTGATAATGTAACAACTAAGTCATGTGCTGTACCTGATCTACTATAAACTTCTTCCAAAAATGCAGAAGACTTTAAAACTATTTGTACCTTACCTGTCATTTCTAAAATTTTTCTGTAAGCATCTGCACTACCAGCATCTCCCATTTGATAAATTAATTCTGCATTTGAGTTAATATTCAAATCAAATGATTGAACTGTTGCAAGTGTACTTCCTGTAAGTGGGTTAGTAATACTTGCATGAACAAATGTATATGGAATTGCACCTGCTAATGCAGTTCCTTGTGGATTTGAAAAAATTTGATTTACTGTTTCTTCACCCCAAACTAATTCTTGAGTTGCTTTAACTGTATCATTTAATGCCATTTTTAAAGATAGGGAAGGACAAACAACACCTACTGCTGTTCTTTTATAATCTGTTTCTACATCAAAACCAAGTTTTACTGCCATAGAATTTATATCTCTCATAGTTGAATCACTAGTTGGGCTACTGTTCCAAGTATGAGAATAAAGACTTCCTGATGAAACTGCTGATGCACAAGTACCTAAAATTGATTCAAAGAACCACGGATTACTTACCACAAAATCAACGGAACATTTACCGTCATTTCTACCATACGCAAATGATTCTATTTCTGGTGAGTATAATTGACCTAATGCCATCTGATTATTTTTAAATTCTAAACCTGTAACTTTAACTTCTTTTCCAAATTGTATCGGTGTATTTGCACTTCCGCCACCCCCAAATGATGATTCATAAGTATATTCTGCGTATGCACTAGAAGCACTAGAAGCTGCCATGTTTGAATATAAAAACCAACATATTTAAATATTCCTTACGGATTGAATCGCATGGCATCTACATCTATATTATATCTAAATATATTCCTGAAATCTTCATTTAATGACACAACATTACCCGGCAAAATCTGTATATATTCACGATTATTTATTGTAGTCACAACGTTATTTTTTAATATTTTAAGAATTTCATCTACTAATTGTAGAACTCTAGCCTCACTTACACTTGAATAAATATCTAAGGTAATTGATACATCATGCAACCAATCATAATTAAATTTGCCATCTGAACCTATGTTTGTGATCATACTGTATATTTTAGGATCTTCTGTATCAAGTTCAACAATGACTTCATCATATACTCTTGCACCTACACCTACTGCTTTCTTTTTCCATTTTGTAGTAAATATTGGTGCTTTTCCACCTGAACTTGTCCAGTTACTTTTAAGATAATCTATAATATCATTTGCAAATGGGAGTCCTGCCATTCCATCTGTCATTTATATTTCTCCATAGCATTTAATGATTTTACCCCGTATTTATTAATTTGTTTTAATCCTACTTTTATTTTTCTCATTTTGAATATTTTTTTAATTGTTCTTCTCATTTTCTTAATTACTTTTTTAGTCTTTTTAACAAGGCTCATGAACTTTTTCATATATTTACCCATTTTTGTTTTACTTTTACGTTTGTATGTTCTCTTAGTACCTGCAATTCCATGTTTTCCAATAACCATTTTAATTGCCTTTTTAGCAAAATGAGTAGGATCTATACCTTCATTTTGTATTTTTTTCATTATTTTCCATGTTACATCTGCAAAATCTTTTTCATTTAAACCCACTCTAGCGGCTAATTTTACACTTACCCAATCATATAATGCATCATAATTAACCCATTTACCTGCTCTCATTCCCTTATCAACTAAGTTTGCATATAGATTACTAGTTGCAACAGAAGTAGTACCAACATTAGGTTCAGTAGAAGATGTCATCATTACAATTTCAAATGAATTTGCAAGATCTTCTGTAAAATTAATATCTTTATCTCTTAATACTTTTTTAATATTTTTAATTAAAGATACAGATAAATCTTTCTGCATACGAAATCTTTCATATTGGTTTTCTGTTGTAGATACAGTTGAAGTATTAGTTACTGCTGACATATCACCATGTAGAAATTATTTCGCTTCTACTCCATATTATTTCATCAATTTCTTTTTGCCATCTGTCCATTACTTTCTGCTTATCAATGTTACCTTCCCCACCATAAGCAATTTGTGACATTTGGAAATCAGTTGACAATATATCAAGACAAGTCATTAGTTTACAGGCTTTTTGAATATCTCTTGGTATTGGTTCTGCAACGTCTTTAATACCCTCATTATCTCCCCCATATCTGTAAGTTACTCTAAATCTATTAGTTCTAAGTATTGTGAACAGGTATCCTCTTAGATATATGATACCCTTAATTTCTTGAAAATATATAATTTGATCTTGATTTACACCGTTACTTGTTGGTGTTTGATCTGTCCAATCACCGCCATCCCAAATTTCAAATTTATCGCCTTTTGTAGAATCAAAAGTTTTAAGATTTCTTTTTCTTGGAAACAAAGGCATACCTCTACCCCAATCATATAACTTGTTTACACTAAATTCCTCTGTTACTTGTTTTTCTGAAAGCCATGTATGACCTGTTAATCTGTCAATTCTGTCCTCATTGTCCATTATATTTTCTTCTATCATTGAAGTATTTGGATCAGTATTAGGGTTAATAGGTATTCTAAGCCAATCAGATACATTAGTAACTGTGCAATAAGTAGGTGTTCTAACCATATATAAGCCTTGAGTTAATCTTATTTAAATTATTCGTAAAGCACATTAAGACTTAGAGTGCCTGTAACGTCAGCATAAAGTTTTGTAAAATTTAGGTCTAAATTAACATGAACTCCTGTTCCTGCTACAAGTCTATATATTTCTGGTGCGGCATTATTTGCACCATTATAAAATATAACACTACCTGTTCCTGTTGTTGCAGGGATTACAGATTTTAATTTACCTGCTCTATTTACTACTACTCCATCAGCAGTTACTAATTTACGAGCATTTCGTGCCATAATATAGAATATAAAAAAGAAGTGTTATATAAGGTTTCTCTTATACACCACGGATAATGACGGTCATAGTACAAGTAGTATTTGCAGCTACATTTGCACTTGTAGTTCTTACTCTACCGTTGATTTTTGCAGTAGCGGCATCTGATCCAGCTGCCTCTACAAACTGATAAGTATTCAATGCAAAGTCACTAGTTTGTTCAATAATACATGAATAAACTTGTCTAAAGCCTACTTGTGTGAAATCACAAGTAACTAAACCTGTTGCAAAGCTTCCTGTTCCAGTAATTGCAATATCACAAACCATCTCTTTTTCTACACCAACTCCACCCGGTTTAATGGTGTGGGATCTATCTGCATTTAAATGCTGATATTTGGCGTTTGTTGTAATAGTTACTGCCATAGTGATATTTTTTCATTTTACTAACATATAAATATTATTATAAATTGATATATAATTCTTATTCCATATAGAAAATTTTTTGAAATTAAATAAAAAATAAAAAAAGGTTTGTTGTTTTATCTAGATTCCTGAAGCAATATCTCTAATCTTGGCTTGTGCTTTGAAGTTTCTACAAGTTGTTTCACCAAGCATATTATACAAAGCTCTATCTGTGAAAGCTTCGTTAATGAATGGATAACCTTGTTGTCGTTTTCCTGCTTCGTAATAAACGATTGGTTTGAGTATTTGCATACCTAACAATGGTTTGTTTGGAGCATTTTTATCTGCACTAGTGTTTAAGATGAATAAGTCATCTACTGATCCCTCTGCTGATTGGGTGGTATCCTTTGAAGGAATGAATGGAAGTCCATATATTGTGGATATATGTAATCCTGCACCTGTTCCAGTAAAGGTATCAACACCGTTGACACCAACACTAAATTCTGTTCTCAAGTCGGCTGTGTTTTGGATACGGTAAGCGTTCATGTAGATTGATTGAACTTCGGAGTATGTGTCCTGTCCACCAATCATTACAGTTGGCTCTTTTCCAGCGGCAATTCTAATATCTGCAAGTGTATCTCTTAATACTGCATCTGTCAAGACATCTGCTGTACCTAGAGTACCTGAAGGTGATTTTACCGTGGAATCCCAAGTACCGGCAACTGCATTTCTATCTACACCTGCACCGTTAGCACCCTTCCAAGGGTTATAAAGGTCGGTAAGATTTGCGTGTGCTTCGAATTGTTGTTCAGCGTGTGAAGCAACAATGACATCTAAAGATTCAAGGTTTAGTCTTTCAAGTGCGTTGGTTGCAACTACGTCAGTAGGAATTGCAGTAAGCATTTGATTGACTCTTTCTTTGAATTGATCACTTGCGTAAACTCTTTGTTGTGCGAGGCTACCGTAGTTATCATCTCTAGAATTGTCTACTAATTGTTCCAATAACTCAGAGGCTTCGAATACATATTGTAAGGTTTTTGGTTTACAGGTAATCTCTTGGACTACTGGCTTTACTGCACCAGCGATAGCTCCACCTTCGATAGTTCCACCGAGTCCATCTCTTGCACCTGCGACAGATGTTAGATTTGGAGCTTTGGATTGGAAGATACGCCATCCAGAGAAATCCCAAACGTACTTTGGTAGAGCTGCAAATATGTTTGCTTCCATATTGAAGTTTGCCCATGCCATAGCACCGAATAGTGGGTTATAGTTGCCACCTGTTCCGGGATCTGTTGTACTGAAACCTGCTTTTAAAATCTCGTCAGGAGTTCTGTTATAGGTATAATTTACTAGTTCATCAATAGAACGTAGTCCTAGATAAGTAGACATTTTAGTATCCACCCGGAAGTCCGTTACCGAACTCTCCTGATTCTAGTTTGTTATATGCTATAACGAGTGCATCTTCTGCACTTGAAGTTTGACCATTCCAACCGCTAGAGATAGCTTTAAGGATTTGGTATCCTGTTGGAATTACTGTTTCTTCTTCCCCTCTTGATTTCAAAAGTGGTCTAACCGTTTTTACAATTTCGTATTCAGAACTTTCAGATTTTTTAACATCTTCTTTTTTGTCTTCATCGTGATCTTCTGTTTTCTCAACTTCCTCTTTATCTTCTTCTTTTTTGTCTTCATCATCTGCCTTACCCATAGTTAGACTAGGAGCATCGGTTTTTGGTGACTCACCTTTTTGAGGTGGAACAATAGAAGCTTGATCTTTTGGAGATGGTGCATAGGTATTTCCTAAATTGTCAGGATCACCGACATCGTTAGGACTTGATACAGCCGGAGCTTGAGTATCATCCTCTACACCTTGATCAACAGGGTTCTTGTTGTGTTCTTTAATCAAAGTTTCAAGACCATCAAATCTTTTCTCGAAAGAATCGATTCTAGCTTCTTGTGCTTTGACTAATTGTGCAAGAATAGATGTGACTGAAGTGTCAACATCATCTGATTTTTGAACTTCAGAAACTTGTGTTTCTGTGGTTTGTTCTTCTGTAGTCATGTTGTAATATTACAAATTTTTTATAGTATATAAATATAATTGTTAAAACTAAAAAGAATTGTAAACCTATTGTTGATATTTTTTATGTAATGTTTTTAGATATTGTATGGTTTCTGCTTCTTCTAATGCGTTTTTTACAGCTGGAATACCTAATTTCAATATTAATTCAACAGTTGGGTGTATTACATTTTTTGGTTTATATTTAGTAAAACTATCATCATTCAACCATACTTGCCAATTATATGATTTTTTCATATTATCAGAAACACTTGATGACTTTTCCCACATTTTACAAGACCAATATCCAGCTGAAGTAATATCTTTTTTTTCTGAACATTTGTGTCTTGCTCTAAATGATGATCTTCTTTCATCACTATCACGTTTAATTTCCATATTTGGATCACCAAATCTTACAGTTACTACGTTTCCAGTTTTAGGATCTTTAACATATACTTTGAATTTTTTATCACCACCATCTCTCATTGGTTTATTCAATGGTTTATTTTCTTCTGCTTTTTTAACACAGTTTGGAACTTTTTTACCATCTTGTTCTTTCATTCCTATTGCCTCATATCCTTCCCAACATGGATCATTTTTA